TTGGTGTTCTAGCTATTCTTATTTTATCTCTCCAGACATCTCGGGCTTTTTCCATATCTATGGATGGATTCATGTCTGCATCACAAGCCCAAGCATTTCTAAATTCATTATCAAGAGAATCAAGCTCTGTGCTTTCTATAATTACTGCACCTTCTGGACAATCTTTTGCAGCTATTTCTTCAACTGTTAGTCCACAGTTTTCTGCTGGTACACATACTGCCATGATTCCGTTTTCTTGATTATAAATTATAACTTTACTCATTATTCGCCACCATTATCTATAACTGTATTGCCATCAGCAATCCATTGTTGAATTGCATCATAATCTTTATTACCTTCTTCAAGTGGTACATACAACTTTGTGCCATCTGTAAGAGTTATAACATAATTGTTAAAGTTACCTTCAAAATATTCTTTTTCTACTTCACTAAAGTTCTGCATCTGCAAAAATAAAACCTCCTCTTGAAGCTGTATTGTTTCTACTTTCTACTGAGCCTTGTAATGTTAGTCCAGTAAAACCTTGCACATAACACCAAAAACCTCTATATGATGGTGTTGTTGCAGCTAAAGCTGATGGTGTTATTGTTTTATCACTTGCTTGATGTCTAAATGCACATTGTTCTGATGCTATCAATGATAATGTTGGTATTCCTCGTTTAAGAGTTTTGAATTTTTCCATTATTGCAATAGTAGTTGAATTTTCAGCTACACCAGATGCACCTTGACCACATATTTCTAAATATCTTTCACACAATTTTAATTGCTCTGTATACTGTATGTGTTCAAAATCTGATGCTGTGCTTCCAACTTCTACTTGCACTCCTGTAATATACCAAGTTGCACTACCAGTTCCAACTACACTTGTTGCTCCAGTAGCACTAAAAAATTCTCCTGCTGCCCATGCACCTGCTGTTCCAGATTTAGTTGA